TGCATCTACCAAACTTGGCATTATTGGTGACCCGTTCGTGCCAGCTGACGGCATTAACGTGGCAGCGCTACTGTCTGGCGGTTTCATTGTTGAGCAATCCACACCTAAACCTAAAAAACCTGCTAAAACTAATACAGAACCCAACGAGGAGATTTAACCCACATGGCTACCAGCACTTACCTATCTAACCCAGTAGTCACCGTAAACGCCGTTGACTTGACAGACCAGACCAGCGCATCAACCCTGACTCGCGTGATCGAGGCGTTAGAGAGCACATCGTTTGGCAAGACTGCACGCGTCTATGTTGGCGGCCTAGAAAACAGCACGTTGACACTCACAATGTACAACAGTTTTGCTGCTACAGAGACTTACGCAACATTGGCTGCACTTGTCGGCACATCTACAACGGTGACAATCAAACCAACCAGCGCGGCAACCAGCGCCACAAACCCAATCTCAACCTTGACAGGCTGCTACCTAGAAACCTTGCCAATTGTCAACGCCGCACTAGGCGCGCTAGACACAATTGACATCACGTTTACTGGTGGCGTGTACTCAGTCGCAACGTCTTAATTAACAGCCGGCAACGGCCCGACACGAAAGCAGGCTTATGCGTATCAAATTAAAACTGGTTCGTACATTAGACGCAGAACCAGAGTATTTATATACCACGTTGTTCAGTACTGCGTTATGGGAAGAAAAATTTAACAAAAAGCCAATGGACGCACAAGAGTCTGGCTTTCGTGATTGGTCGTTTTGGGCATACACAGTGCTTAAAGTTAAAGGCGAAAAATTGCCAGATGACTTTATGAAATGGCTTGAAGAAAACCCAGAAATGACTTGTATACCAGAAGCAGATTTGACTAACCCAAACCCTACGGACGCGGCACTTATCGACGGCAACTAGCCGAAGTTTGTGCCGCAACAGGTTTCTGGCCTGAACAACAAATAACGTTTGGCGCACGCGACTTGCTCACAGTGATTACTATTATCAACGAGCAACGAAAGCGGTAAATATGTCGGCATCAGTAACCATCCAAGTGGTAGGGGTCAAAGACACTATTAACGCGCTCAAAAAGATTGACCCACAACTGCAAAAAGACTTTAGAATAAAAGCCAACGAAATTGCCCAACCAGCAATTAATGCTGCAAAAGATGTTTATACGCAAGTGCCGTTGTCTGGTATGGCATACAAGTGGTCTAGTCGAGGCCGGCAAGTGTTTCCATTTAAATTAGATAAAGCCAAAAGCGGTGTCAAATTGCGTATTGACACACGGCGTAATGCTGTAGGCGTAATCCTTATTGAGCAAAAAGACCCAGCAACAGCAATCTTTGAAACTGCAGGCCGTGCTAATGAAAACAAACTTGGCAATCAACTAGGTTTTGTTGGGCCGGGTCGCACTCGACTGATTGGGCCTGCTGTGTATAAAGCGCGGCGAGGCATTGAAACTGAAATGGAAAAGATGATTTTAGATACGGCGCGCACAGTTAGGCAGGCAATGTAATGCTGTCTATTCCAATTATTTCAGAGTTTGACGGCAAGGGTATTGACAGAGCCGTACGAGAATTTAAGCAGTTAGAAACGGTTGGAGAAAAAGCACAGTTTGCAATTAAAAAAGCAGCAGTGCCGGCTGCAGCTGCAATTACTGGCATAGCAGTTGTGCTTGGAGATGCCACAAAAGCAGCAATGGAAGATGCAGCAGAACAAGATCACCTAAAACTTATTTTGCAAAATACGACTGGCGCATCAGACGAACAAGTTACATCTTTTGAAAATCAAATTTCTGCAATGAGTCGAGCGTCCGGTATAGCCGACACCGATTATAGAAAAGCCTTTGAGACTCTGGTTATTGGTTCAAACGATGCCACAACTGCAATGAACGATATGACTTTAGTAATGGATGTTGCTAAAGGTCTACAAGTTGATTCAGCCACAGTTGCGGATGCTCTTTCAAAAGCATATGAGGGAAACTTTAAAGCACTTAAAACTTTGTCACCAGAGATTAAAACAATGGTTGATGATGGGGCGAGTTTAGATGAAATTATGGCTGTACTTGGCGGCACTTTTGGTGGGGCGGTAGCGGCAAACGCTGAAACTGCTGCAGGCAAAATGGCTATTTTAAAAAACTCAATTGGCGAAACCAAAGAAGGAATTGGTGCAGCGTTGCTGCCAGTATTGGAAGCAGTGTTGCCGTATCTACAAAAGTTTGCTGATTGGGCGCAAGAAAATCCAGACAAATTTACAATGATTGCTGGAACAATCGGATTAATTGCGGCTGCAATTGTTATTACAAACATTGCAATGGCGTTAAACCCTTTTGCAATAATTGCAATCGGGGTTGGCTTGCTTGTTATTGCTTTAAAACTTGCTTACGACAAATTTGAAATATTTAGAAAACTTGTAGACATTGTCTTTGACGCTCTTGTAACTGGCGGTCAAGCAGTCTTTGACGGACTGACAACCATATTTTCAGGGCTTTACACCATTTTTAAAACACTTTTTAATGGTATAGCAAAACTTTGGAACAATACGATTGGCAAACTTTCTTTCAAAATTCCTAATTGGGTACCCGGTATTGGTGGCAGTGGTTTTGACGTGCCAAATATTCCTTATCTAGCCGAAGGCGGCATTGTTACTGGCCCAACAGTTGCAATGATCGGCGAAGCAGGCCCAGAGGCAGTAATCCCGTTAAATCAAATGAACGGTCGCATGGGTAGCAACGTCACAATAAATATCACCGGCGGTATTTCATCTGCAGCAGATATTGGGCGCAGTGTCGTTGACGCGCTCACGCAGTACTCGCAGGTTTACGGGCCACTTAATCTGGCGATCAGGTAATGGCTGGTGCAACCGTCATCACTGGCGGCACATACCTTTTAGAGTTGTCTAGCGGTTATGACGGTGAAGCATTTTATTTAGACCAGTCACAGTTAGACGGCCCTGATGTGCTTGACGGTGACGGCGTAGATTACAACGACATTACAGACGTGGCACAACTGATTACGATTAGTCGAGGCCGTCATAAACCGTTAGACGTGTTTGGGCCAGGCACAATGTCTGTGTCAATTAGCGTGCCAGTGGGCAACCGTGACTATGACCCGTTAAATACATCCAGCGTGTATTACAACACGTTGACAGATCAGCCGGGCCTAGCGCCATTGCGCCCGATCAGGTTAAGCCGTAACGGTGAGTACCTTTTTACAGGTGTAGTAACCACGTTTAACCAGACATACAACATGGCTGGAATGACCACCTACAACATTGCTGCAGCAGACAACACCTATGTGCTTTCGCAGGGCTTTTTGCCTGAAACCGTGACCACCAGCCAAACCTCGTCAGCGCGCATTACAGCCGTTTTAAGCGCCGCAACCTACACAGGCGCTACATCCCTTACCGCCAGCCCTGTAGCCACGCTAGGGGCTTACACGATAGATAGCGGCACAAACGTAAACGCCTATATAAACCGCATTCAACAGGCTGAACAGGGTCGCATATTCTGTAGTCGAGAAAACGTGCTGACCGCGCAAGAGCGCATAGGCACAACGCTGGCAGCCGCCACAGCCACATTTGATGACACGGGCACAGCGACACCGTATGACAGCATCCTTGTAGAGTTTGATCAACAGTCAGTGGTTAACAATGCCAACGTAACTATTGCGTCTGGTGGCACGCTACAAAACGCTAACAACCCTGACTCAATTAGTGAGTACTTTACGCAAACTGTAGCAATTTCAGACAGCCTGTTGAGCAGTGACGCACAAGCTGCAACGCTGGCAAGTTACCTGCTATATCCACAACCACGCCCACGTTTTACCAGTGTGTCAACCACATTTGCCAGCCTGACCGATGCCCAAAAAACAGCGTTAGCACCTATCGAGATTGGTCAAACCGTGTCGGTTACTAAAACGTTTCCATCTGGCACACCATTAAGCGTCAACCAAGACCTTGCCGTTGAGGGCATAGATCACGTCATTGACATGAACACAGGCCACCGCATGACTTTGTGGACATCGCCAACCGTCATCCTTGACCAGTTCATTTTGGATGACATTACGTTTGGTGTGCTATCTACCAGTAACGCGCTCGGTTAGGATAAAGTGCAACTATGACTACGCCATTTCCGTTTGTCGCAAACACAGTGCTTACCGCAGCACAACTAAACGCAATAACAGAATTACCTATTAACGCGCAAACCGCTACATACGTTTTGCTTGCTAGTGACAGCGGCAAGCGCGTACAAATGACAAACGCAGGTGCAACGACAATTACTGTTAACACAGGTTTGTTTACTGCTGGTCAGTCCGTATTTATTTACAACGCTGGTGTCGGCACAACAACAATTACAAGCGGCACAGCAACAGTTACTGGTTCAGGTTTAGCATTGGCGCAATATGGAGGTGGCACGCTTTTGTTTACTAGTGCCAGCGCTGCAACTTTTTTTCCTAGTGGTGGCATAGGGTACGGCACTGCCACAGGTGGCACGTCATCAAGCATTACGGTTAGCAGCGTAAATTACACGCTCTTAGCGTTTACAACGGACGCAAACCTTGTTGTGTCTAAGGCTGGTTTGTTTGATGTGCTATTGGTGGCTGGAGGTGCAGGCGGAGGTTCAGGAACAACCGGCGGCGGTGGCGGTGGCGGTGGCGGTGTCATTGGCATACAAGCAATACAAACCGTTTATTTACCTGCCGCAACTTATGCAGTTGATGTGGGTGCAGGTGGAGCAGCTGAAAGCGTTGGACTAAACAGCGCTATTGCAACAGTGGTTGCAGTGCCAGGTGGTGGTTTTGGTGGAACAGTTGGAACTACTCAACCGCGTGGCTCTGCTGGTGGTTGCGGTGGTGGTGGGTCTGACAATAAAACAGGTTCATCATCTGTATTTACTGTTGGCGGTTTTGCTGGCGGTAACTCATCAGGTTCACCATTTGTTGGTGCAGGCGGCGGCGGCACGGCAGGCGTTGGCGGCAATACCAGCGGCTCGACTGGTGGCACAGGTGGCAACGGCACGGACATTTCATCTTGGATTACTGGTGCTACATATTATGTTGGCGCTGGCGGCGGTGGCGGCTCATCGGGTACAGGCGGCGCGGCTGGCAATGGTGGCGTTGCAGGAAAAAACACTGGCACAGGAAACAACGGAGTGAACTACGGGGCTGGCGGCGGCGGCTCAATTAGTGCAGGCGGAGCAGGCGCGCAAGGCGTTGTCTATGTCAGGTTTAAGGTCTAAACATGGAACAGTATTTTGCACAAATAGACAACAACAATGTTGTTATTAACGTTGCTGTAGTAACGCATTTGTTTATGGCACAAAACCCAGAGCGTTACACAGGTACATGGGTTGAAACATTTTACGATTTGCCTAATAAAACTTACGCAGGTCTTGGTTACACATACGACCCTGCAACACAAGACTTTACAGCACCAGTTTATGAAACGCCTAATTCTTAGCGTCATGCTTGCATTTGTCCTGACCGCTTGCGAAACAACACGAAACAATGCAGGCAAAAAAACTGTACGCAACAGCGCACTAATTCAATGCACAACAGCCGACAGATGTGAGGCAGCTAATGGCTAAAGATCGAGCAGAAATAGAATTACTGCACGCACGCATGATTGTGTTTGTTGGCTGCACCATTGCCGTAACTTTTGGACTAACGGTCATTGGTTTTATTTTTGGATTGTTGTTTGTCTCACAGCCTTTAGAGCAATCACCAAATGACGCAGCCTTTATTGATCTACTAAAAACGCTGTCAATCTTTATGACCGGCACATTGTCTGGACTAGTTGCCGCTAACGGCCTTAAACGAAAACCTGAAAATGGCAGTACTACCAGCCAACCCTAAAGTCATCGGGTCAAAGCCGTACACAGGCAACAGTGACGGTGCAGCTGCAGGCCCACGAGCCGGAATGGACGAATGGATTAGGCAAGCCATAAAGCACGGTGCAGGCGCATTTTGGAATAATGGCAGTTGGGGTGTGCGCGATATGCGCGGCTCAACCAACCTAAGTGTGCACGCCACTGGTCGAGCAGTTGACCTGTCATACAGGCCGTCAGAGAAACACCCAGATGCAAAACGTAAAACAACTATTGCGTTTCTAAACATTG